TTACCTTCACCGGATTTCCATTAACCTACGACAGCGACCTGGTTACTGCTTTTACCACCTTGGCAGGAAAAATCAACACACTTGCCTTGGAAAGTAAATACATCCGCGTGAAGAAAACACCGGTTGAGAACGAAAAGTACACTTTCCGCATTTGGCTGGTACGCCTGGGCCTGGACGGTACAGAGTATAAGACAACCAGAAAGCTCTTACTTTCCCACCTAAGCGGCCACAGCGCTTTTAGAACGGAAGAACAGAAGGAAGCCCACAAGCAGAAGTACCTGACCAAGAAGGCAAATGCCGATGAAGAGGCTTAAGTTTGGAATAGAAATTGAATTCATAGGGATTACCAGAGAGGCGGCTGCGACCATAGTGGCCGACTTCTTTGGAACCGGATTTTTCTATGAAGGCGGTGAGCTTAAGGAAAGAGATATTGCAGATGAGAAGCACCGGATATGGCGGGTGGTCAGGGATGCCAGTATTGAAGCATTTGCTGAGGAAGAACAATGTGAGTTGGTGACACCGATTCTGCAGTATGAAGATTTGGAGTGCCTAAAGCAGTTGTTGCAAAATATGCAACAACTCGGAGCCAGAGTGAATCGCAGCTGCGGGCTTCATATTCATGTGGATGGGAAGAACTTCACTCCCCAGGCGATAGTAAACCTGGTGACCTTGATTGGTAGTAGAGAGCTGCTTTTATATAAGGCCCTTTCTATACCGAAGGATCGAATGAAATATTGCAAGCGCATCAATGATGATTTGGTGGATTTGATTTTGGAAAAGAAGCCGGAGAGTCTTGCAGAGCTTAAAAAGGTCTGGTATCTGGAATCACCTTATGAAACTTCCGAAGGAAAATATCATAGTACCAGATATCATGGACTTAATTTACATGCTCTGTTTTCGAATGGAACTGTGGAGTTTCGATTATTTAATTCCACTTTGGAGCCGGACCGGGTGCAGGCTTACCTGCAATTTACCCTGGCCCTTTGCAAGCAGGCAATGATACATAAAAAAGCGGTCATGAAAAAGACCAGAATAGAAAATGTGAAGTACGCATTCCGATGTTTCCTCATAAGGCTTGGTCTGAATGGGGACGAGTTCAAAACCTGTAGAAAGGTGATGCTTGAAAATTTGACCGGAGATAGCGCATGGAAAGGATGATTAGTATGTTTGGAATACCAGAGCACATTGTAGAAAGATTGAAGAAGGAATATCCGAAGGGAACCAGGGTGGAGCTTATTGAGATGAACGATCCGTTCCGCCACATTCCAGCAGGAAGTAAAGGAACCGTTACTGGAGTGGACGACATTGGCACCATTCATGTTTCCTGGGACTGCGGCAGCAGCTTGGGAGTTGCTTATGGCGAGGATTCTTGCAGAAAAATCATAGAATAATATGCACAATGTGCCGCCGGTATCTTTGGTACATTTATGGTAAGAATTAACTGGATAAATGTAATGATAAGAGCGAATATGTACCTACCAAAAGAAAAGGAGGCTACAAGCCATGAGAAGAATTGAAGTTTTAGACAAAGCAGCAGAAGCAGGAATTAAGTACAGAGACATTAATGTGAACGCAACTTTTGGAGCCGCATACTTTACAAGCGTTGACGCAGGAAACGACCTACCAGATTTCAGTGAGGTCATTTGGGACCATGACATTGATGAGATTTTGGAGAATATGAAAAGGTTTGAAATTTTCGAATTCACTATCAGCTCTACATTTTCAAGCCTGATTGAAACAATCGCAGAACTTGAAAAAAGAGGATGCCACCTAGAAGGCTTGGTAGAAATCAACAGCCGCTACGATGATTGGCAGACTGGAGAAAAGAAGAAAATTCCAGCATTTAAGATGACAATAAACTAAGAAAGACAATTCCGGGAGGCGGGCCGCAGGGCCTGCTTGCTCGTTGCAATATACACAATTTATCACTGTATTTCTTGCACATCTTTGGTAGGTTTATGATGCAGAATTGACTGGATATATCCTTGGTTTAGAGCGAATATGTACCTACCAAAAGAAAAGGAGGATACAACAATGGCAAACGGATGGCACGAGGGAACAATTGGAATTCCGGTAAAGGACGGAGGAATGAAGGTGGCCCACTACTGGGTGAAAGCCTTCGAGGAACCAAGCGAGGATTACGGAATCAACGGAGGCAAGATTAGCAAACTTTCCATCAAGATCGACGGAGAGTGGAAAGCCAACTACGATAGGGGCTGGGACATTGAGCCTGCGGATGAGGAAACAAACATTGCTTATAGCATTTTGTTAAACGAATACAACTAAAAACAACCTACGAATTTACATAGGGCTCCTTAACCGGGGCCCTTTTACTTTGCACTGAAAGGAGAGATTTGAAATGGCAACGAGAGGTAGAAAACCAAAGCCTACTGCGGTGAAGGTCCTGGAGGGAAATCCAGGAAAGAGACCGCTTAATATGTATGAGCCGGTTCCGGAAAAGAAAGCACCAGAGTGTCCTTCTTGGCTAAACGATGAAGCGAAAGAGGAATGGGACAGGCTTGCAGATAAAATGGTGAACCTGGGTACCCTTACAGAAATGGATATGGCAGCCTTTGCAGGTTATTGTCAGTCCTATGCAAGATGGAAGGAAGCCGAGGAATTCATAGAGAAACATGGAACAATTGTAAAAACTCCAAGTGGTTATTGGCAGCAGGTACCGCAGGTATCTATCGCACAGACCAACTTGAAGGTAATGCTTAAGTTTTGCAGTGAGTTTGGCCTGACGCCATCTTTTAGAAGCAGAATGATAGCAGGTGAAGTCCAGGAAGGCAGCGTGGACGAGATGGAGTTTTTACTGCTTGAGGGTAATGGCTGATGGCTGAAACTAGGCCAAAGGATTATCCGAGGCTTACGGACTATCAGCCCACAAAGTTTATGCTGCCGACTTCTCATTACGATGAGGGCAAGGCTGATAGAGCTGTGAAGTTCATTGAAAACCTGCGCCATACAAAGGGCAAGTGGGCCGGAAAAAGGTTCTGGCTGCTTCCCTGGCAGGAGCAGATCATTCGCGATATTTTCGGTATCGTGGGTGAGGATAATTGTAGGCAGTTCCGTACCGCTTTCATAGAGATTGGAAAGAAGAATGGAAAGAGTGAACTTGCTGCGGCAGTCGCTCTTTATTTGCTTTATGCAGACAATGAACCAAGCGCCGAGGTATATGGCGCAGCCGCGGATCGTGGACAGGCTTCCATTGTATTCGATGTAGCCAATCAGATGGTGAAGATGACACCGGCGCTTATGAAACGAAGCAAAATCATGAGTGCTGGTAAGCGTATTGTGAATTATTCCAACCAGGGATTTTTCCAGGTACTATCTGCAGAAGTTGGCACCAAGCATGGTCTTAATGTTTCAGGCCTTGTGCTGGATGAGGTGCATGCGCAGAAAACCAGAACCTTATACGATGTCCTGACCAAAGGCTCCGGTGACGCAAGAGAGCAGCCATTGTTCTTCTTAATCACTACAGCGGGTACAGAGAAGGAGAGTATTTGCTATGAACTTCACACCAAGGCCAAGGATATTCTGGAGGGAAGAAAGATTGATCCAACCTTCTATCCTGTGGTATTTGGCCTTACCGATGATGACGATTGGCATGATGAAGCAAACTGGTACAAAGCAAATCCCTCCCTGGGACAGACCATTCAGATTGACAGAGTGCGAGATGCCTATAAGGAGGCTCTTCAAAATCCAGCAGAGGAGAACGTGTTTAAGCAGCTTCGTCTTAACATGTGGGTGTCCAGTCTTACCAGGTTTATTCCGGAGCAGATATACGATCAGGGAAATGAACCCATTGATATGGATAGCCTTCTTGGGAGAGAGTGCTACGGAGGATTGGACCTTTCTAGTACAGGAGATATCACAGCTTTGGTGCTTGTATTTCCACCTAGGACGGAAGAAGAAAAATATATTCTTTTACCGTTCTTCTGGATCCCGGAGGATACCATTTCAATCAGGGTAAGGCGAGCATCAGTTCCATACGATGTATGGCGGGCGCAAGGGTATCTGATGGCTACGGAAGGTAACGTGGTCAATTATGATTTTATTGAAAAGTTCATCGAGGACCTGGGAATCAAGTATCACATTTTGGAGATCGCGGTGGATAGATGGAACGCCACCATGCTTACCCAGCACCTGATGGATGATGGATTTACAATGGTTCCATTTGGACATGGCTACAAGGATATGAGTCCGGCCACTAAGGAATTTTATAAACTTCTCATGGAAGCTCGCATAGTGCATGGAGGAAATCCAGTGCTTCGTTGGATGAGTGGAAATGTAGTAGTAGAGCAGGACGCAGCAGAGAACATCAAGGTTACAAAGGCCAAATCGCCGGAGAAAATTGACGGTATCGTGGCTGCGATTATGGCGGTTGATAGAGCTGTGAGAAATCAGGGAAATTGTGAAAGTGTGTATGATAATAGGGGAATAATCATATTATAACAGGAGGAGGTGATAATGTGCATTTTGTTGAAAATAGTCATGTTTTTTGCTATGATAATACTGACTTAGTTATAGGAGGTATTAGAGTGGACCAGATAACAAAAAAGTTTTTAGGTGAGTTTTGCAACTCATATGAAATAGATGGGAAAGAAGAAGATAAAGCATTTGAACACTTTTGCAATTTTTGTTGCGTAAATAGAGAAAATGGGATTGTTGATATAAAGTTAGAAGAATTTTCAACAGGAAAAAATGCGCAAGGAATCGATGGTATTGGGATTATTGTTAATCATAAACTGGTTACGTCGGTATCAGAGATTGAGTTTCAGATACAAAATTCTCGAATGTTGGATGTGAATTTTGTGTTTATTCAAGCAAAGACTTCTTCATCGTTTGATAATACTTTAATGTTGAATTTTTTTGAGTTCACAAAATCATTTTTCGGTGATGATGCTTCGGAATTTACAACGCAAGAGGTTAAAGATTTTTTTGAAATGAAGGAATACATTTATAATCATGCGGAGTATATGACAGAAGCTAATCCAAAGCTGTCCATGTATTATGTAACAACAGGAAAATGGACTGGCGACAAAACATTAACAAAGGTGAAAGATCGAAATGTGAAAGAATTAATGGATCTTAATATTTTTTCAGAAGTGAGATTTACTCCTTGTGGAGCAGCAGAAATACAGACAATGTATCGAAATACAAAGAATGTTATGTCTGCTAAATTCAAATTTGAAAAAAATATTGTTATGTTTAGTGATGAAGATAATAAAAGTATTGGATATAGTGGGGTTATCCCGTTCAGCGAATATCGAAAAATTATAATAGGCGAGGCCGATGCGCTTAAACCTGTTTTTGATGATAACATTCGTGACTTTTTAGGTGATACAAATCCGGTTAATAAAGCAATAATGGACACATTAAAGACAAAAGATGTTAATTCATTTTGTATGCTTAATAATGGAATAACTATCATTGCAGATAAGCTAACAATGACAGGAACCACCACAGTTTTAACAGATTATCAAATTGTAAATGGGTGCCAGACAAGTCACGTTTTGTATGACAATAGGAATATAGAATGGATAGATGATTTGTTGATACCTATTAAGGTCATTGAGACAACAGATGACACAACTAAAAATAGGATAACAAAGGCAACAAATAGTCAGACATCTATAAAGCCTGAACAGCTTGAGGCGTTATCTGAATTTCAAAAAGGATTGGAAACATTTTATAGTACTTTTCCAGAAGAAGATAGATTGTATTATGAAAGACGAACAGGTCAATATCGTTTGGAATCCATTCCAAAAACAAGAATCATTAATATTCCACAACAGATAAAATCAGTAACCGCAATGTTTCTAAACAATCCACATGGAGTTTCAGGTAATTATGGCGCTATTGTAAAAAAAGTTGGAGATAAGATATTTAATCCTACTGATCAAAAATGGATTTATTATACGAGTTCCTTGACACAATATAAAATAGAAAAATTGATTACAAATAAAGTGATTGATAAGAAATACAATAAGTCCAGATATCATGCGATGATGTTGTTTAGAATGTATGTGTCTGGCAAAAAAGTTCCAAGATTTAATGAAAATAAGATGGAAACTTATTGTAAGAAAATATTGGATGTTCTGTCAAATGAAGATCAGGCTACAGTGATTTTTGCAAAGATTGTCGAGTTTATTGTGGCACAACCTGAGATTGATTTTGATGACAGAAAGACTTTTGAAAGAAAAGAGACAACGGATTTATTAATTGGAAGATATAATGAGATGAAACAATATATAGCCAAATAGTTATAAGGAGCACTTACTTCGGTAGGTGCTTTTTTCATGTAAAGAATTAGGAGGTGCCCTATGGGAATTAAGAGTTTATTTGGTTTTGGTCAGGCGAGAGATAAGCCCCAGGACAAGGCCGCAGATGCCGGTTATTCCTTCCTGTTTGGAAGGACAACCAGCGGTAAGCCGGTGAATGAAACGACTGCAATGCAGACCACAGCAGTGTATGCTTGCGTGCGAATTTTGTCGGAAGCTGTCGCATCACTTCCGATTCACGTCTACCAGTACAAAGAAGGTGGCGGTAAAGAGATGGTTTATGACCACAACCTATACCAGGTGCTTCATGATGAGCCCAATCCGGAGATGACTTCATTTGTGTTTAGAGAAACGCTAATGAGTCATCTTTTAATTTGGGGAAATGCCTATGCGCAGATCATTAGAGATGGAGCTGGTAGGGTGCTTGCTCTTTACCCGCTGCTTCCAAACAAGGTGGATGTGCAGCGTGATGAGAAGGGTGAAATCTACTACGTGTATTCCAGAAATACAGAGGAGAATCCAAACTTCAAACAGTATGGTGACATCAAACTGAAAAAGGAAGATGTACTGCATATTCCGGGACTTGGTTTTGATGGTCTGATTGGATATTCACCGATTGCAATGGCAAAAAACGCTGTGGGCATGACACTTGCCTGTGAGGAATACGGAGCCTCCTTCTTTGCGAATGGGGCCAATCCTGGCGGCGTGCTGGAACACCCTGGGGTATTAAAGGATCCGTCAAAGGTGAGGGAATCCTGGAACGCAGTGTATAGGGGAACCAATAATGCGCATAAGATTGCTGTTTTGGAAGAAGGAATGAAATACCAGCAGATTGGTATTCCACCGGAAGAAGCACAGTTTTTGGAAACCAGGAAATTTCAGATCAATGAAATAGCAAGGCTCTATCGTATTCCACCTCATATGGTTGGAGATTTGGAGAAGTCGAGCTTTTCCAATATTGAGCAGCAGTCGCTAGAGTTTGTAAAGTACACCCTGGATCCTTGGGTAATCAGATGGGAGCAGAGCTTACAAAAGGCTCTTCTTCTTCCAGGGGAAAAGGGAAAGTATTTCATTAAGTTAAATGTGGATGGCCTGCTTCGAGGTGATTATCAGTCACGAATGAATGGTTATTCCATTGGCAGACAGAACGGGTGGTTATCTGCCAATGATATCAGGGAGATGGAGGACTTAAATCCTTTATCTGATGAGGAAGGTGGAAATCTATACCTCATTAACGGAAATATGTGCAAGCTGTCTGATGCTGGTATTTTTGCTGGACAGACGCAGCAGGAAGAATCGGAACCTGAGCCGGAAGAAAAACCATTAGAAAATAACAGAAAGAGAGGTAAGCGATGAAACGTAAGTTTTGGAACTGGGTAAAGAATGAGGGCGAACTCGAAGCAACGAGGACGCTCTTTTTAAATGGAGAAATTTCAGATGAGACCTGGTATGGCGATGAAGTGACTCCACAGCTTTTTAAGGATGAGCTGAATGCAGACAGCGGTGATATTACTGTTTGGATTAACTCTCCAGGAGGAGATGTATTTGCAGCAGCTCAGATTTACAACATGCTTCGTGATTATAAGGGGCATGTGACAGTTAAGATTGACGGTTTAGCAGCATCTGCAGCGTCGGTTATTGCTGTGGCAGGAGATACCGTACTTGTCAGTCCAGTAGCAATGATGATGATTCACAACCCGGCGACACTTGCAATGGGAAACACCAAAGATATGGAAGCCGCCATTGCAATGTTAAATGAGGTGAAGGAATCCATCTTAAATGCTTATGTGGATAAGACCGGTCTTTCCAGAAACAAGCTGTCAAAGATGATGGATGACGAGACTTGGTTTAATGCCAAGAAAGCTGTAGAGCTTGGATTTGCTGACAAAGTATTATTTGCCGCAGAAGAAAAGCCTAAGAAAAAGCCGGAAGAAGATGAGGATCCGGATGAGAAAGAAGAAGGAAAAGAACCAGGGGAAGATGGTGAAGGCGACGAGGATGAGAAAAAGAAGAAGTTCCCATTCCAGAATGCCTATGCCTATTCCAGAAAATCGGTTGCAGATTCCTTTTTGAATAAGGTGACAGATAAGGCACCGGAAACAGTACCTGTAGACCAGTTAAGAAAGAGACTTGATCTCTTAAAACGATAGGAGGATTTCATAATGAGTAAAGTATTAGAATTAAAGGAAAAGAGAGCAAAAGCATGGGAGGCAGCAAAGGCATTTTTAGATTCCAAGCAGGGATCCAATGGGTTGATGTCTGCGGAGGATGCGGCAACTTATGACAAGATGGAAGCAGAGGTTGTTGATCTTGGAAAAGAGATTGACCGACTCGAACGTCAGGCAGTGATTGATGCAGAGCTTACAAAAGCAACAAGTACACCAATTACAAATAAGCCAAACACCCTGCTGGGAGGTGAAACAAGGACCGGTAGAGCTACAGACGAGTATAAGAGAGCGTTTTGGAATAGCATGAGAAACAAGAATTCTTATGAAATCCAGAACGCTCTTTCCATTGGTACGGATTCTGAGGGTGGGTATCTGGTTCCGGACGAGTATGAAAAGAAGTTAGTGGAAGCCCTGGAGGACGAAGTGTTCTTCAGAAGCCTCGCAACTGTCATCAAAACATCATCTGGAGATCGTAAGATTCCGATTGTTACTTCCAAGGGAGAAGCAGCATGGATTGATGAAGGCGGTCAGTTCCCAGAAAGCGATGATAGCTTTGGACAGACTTCCATTGGAGCACACAAGCTCGCTACTATGATCAAGGTATCAGATGAGCTTCTTAATGATTCCGTATTCAATATTGAGCAGTACATCTCTAAGGAGTTTGGACGTCGTATTGGAACAAAGGAAGAGGAAGCCTTCTTCATTGGTGATGGTACCGGAAAGCCGATTGGTATTTTCAATAAGACCGGTGGTGCGGACATTGGTGTGACAGCAGCTACCACAAGTATTACCTTTGATGATGTGATGGATCTTTATTATAGCCTTCGCGCACCTTATCGAAATAAGGCAACTTGGCTGCTTAATGATTCTACAGTAAAGGCAATTCGTAAGCTCAAGGATGGAAATGGAAATTATATCTGGCAGCCTTCTGTAAGAGAGGGAGAGCCGGATAGAATTTTGAATCGTCCTTATCGGACATCCATTTATGTTCCAGAACTCGCTGCCGGAAATAGAGTTATGGCCTTTGGTGATTACTCTTATTACTGGATTGCAGATCGCCAGGGACGCAGCTTTAAGAGATTAAATGAGCTCTTTGCAACAACCGGTCAGGTGGGATTTTTAGCATCCGAGAGAGTCGATGGTAAGTTGATTCTTTCTGAGGCGGTAAAGACACTTGATGTAAAGGCGTCTGCAAAATAAGACCAGGAGGTAGGATAAATGCAGGTTACGTTAGACACAGCAAAAAGTTATCTGAGAGTAGATTCCTCAGATGATGATGCACTGATTAGCGGTCTCATCGTTTCGGCAGAAACCTTGGTAAGAGAGGTGACGCGCTTAAATGATGAGGAGCTGCTCCCGTATAAGGAGATTGTCGAAATTGCAGAGCTCTTTACGATTGCGTACCTGTATGAACACAGGGAAGAAGCGGATCACAAGAACCTGACTGAAACGGTGAAGTATCTGCTTTTTCCAATCCGTAAGGAGGTCTTTTGATGATTGAGACAATGCGGGAACGTATCACAATTCAAAAAAGTAAGGCTGTAACAGATAAGGATGGAAATCATGTTCTTGTTTGGGATGATTATTATTCTTGTTCTGCATACGCAAATAATCTTTCTGGAAAAGAATACTGGGCAGCAGCACAGGTAAATGCACAGACAGATTTATATTTTCTAATCCGTTATTGTAGTGAGGCGGCTGCGATTGATAGTGAACACTTCCGCATTGTATTTCATGGCCAGCTTTACAATATTTCATTTGTTGATAACGTGCAGTACAAAAACAAGACATTGAAGCTCCGCGCGAGCCTGGTAAAGAGGTGATGGTATGGCAAAATACAGTAAGTGTTGATCAGCTCGCAAATGTTATTATGCAGGGCCTTACGGAATATGCCGATGCACAGAGCGATATGGTAAAGCAAAGTGTGAAGGATGTTAGCAAGGAAGTTAAAAAAGAAATATCTGCAAATGCTCCAAAGAGGATAGGTGCTTATAAAAAGAGTTGGGCTACCAAGAAAACGAAGGAGACCAGTAATTCTCTTACAATGACAGTTCATTCCAAGAACAGGTATCAGATTGCGCATCTTTTGGAACATGGTCATGCGAAACGTGGAGGAGGTAGAGTTGCCGCAATCCCACATATAGCACTGGCAGAAGAACATGGAGCGACAATGTTACAGCAGAAAATTGAAAGGGGATTACGGGAATGACACATCAGGAAGTAATGACAATGCTTGCGGAGATGAATCTTCCGTATGCATATGATCATTTCGTAGAGGGAGAGTCACCGGATCCTCCTTTTTTAGCGTTCTTATATCCGGGAAGTAATCACTTTGCAGCAGATGGAAAAGTATATTTTAAAGTGAATCGATTAAATATTGAGCTCTATACAGATAAGAAAGATGTGGAGCTTGAAGAAACTGTAGAGGCTGTGCTGGATAGGCATGGCATTTTTTATGTCAAAAGCGAAGTATGGATTGAATCTGAAAATCTGTATGAGGTGCTTTATCAGATGGAGGTATAGAAATGGCTAATAAAAAGAATAAAGTCAAGTTTAATATCCGAAATGTGCATTATGCACTGCTTACAAAAAGTGATGATGGCGAGGTGACATATGGTACACCCGTGCCGATGCCCGGTGCGGTATCCATTTCGCTTGATCCAAACGGAGAGCCAAGTGTATTCTATGCAGACGGATATGCATATTACACGATCAATAACAATCAGGGCTATGAAGGTGACCTTGAACTTGCTCTGGTGCCGGAGTCGTTTCGTACCGATGTACTGAAGGAATCCCTCGATGCCAATAATGTGCTTGTTGAAGATGCGACCGTGGAAACAGGTAAATTTGCACTGTTGTTTGAATTTGATGGTGACATCAATAAAATCCGTCATGTGCTTTATAATTGCACGGCAGCAAGACCTACCATTGAATCAGCAACAAAGGAAGATGAGATTGAGGTCAAGACAGAAACCCTGTCGATTACGGCATCACCTCTTGATGGGGGCTATGTAAAAGCACGTACATCTGACAGCACATCGGCGGCTGCTTATGATGGCTGGTATAAAACAGTATATCTTCCGAAAGCAGTATCTGATGCATCAGGCCAGTCCGACAGTACAAAGGTATCATCAGCAAAGAACAGTTCTAAGGAGGTCGTATCATGAGCCTTATAAAAAATCTTGAAATTGATGGAAAGCAGGTGCCATTCAAGGCATCTGCTGCAATCCCACGAATTTATCGTATTAAGTTTGGAAGGGATATTTATAAAGACCTGAGTGCCTTGGAGAAGGCTGTAGGAAAAGATAAAGAGGAGAGTTCAAGCCTGGATATGTTTTCACTTGAGATGTTTGAGAATATTGCATATGTTATGGCAAAACACGCAGACCTGGGCATTCCCGATACACCAGAAGAATGGCTTGATGAGTTTAATACATTTTCTATTTATCAGATTCTTCCACAACTTATTGAGTTATGGGGATTGAATGTGAAAACGGATGTTGAAGCTAAAAAAAACTTCGCCCGACAGAGCGTCAGATGACAACACCCTTATTTCTTCTAAGATGTGTGCAGATAGGGTTGTCTATCCGAGACCTTGACCTTCTGACAATAGGGATGGTTAATGATATGTATGCCGAGAGCAGTAATGATGATTACAAGTATCCAGAAGTTGCAACACAGGAAGATTTCGACAGGTTCTAGATTGAGAAAACAGCCATTTTCTGATATAATACGGAAAGTGGTTGAAACATTCTCAGCTACAAATCGGAATTTGCACATTATGGAGGAAATTAGAATGAACATTAATGAATATCAGGAATTGGCAATGA